CAATAGTTCCTGAAAAAGTTGTGTAGTCTGTGACATAAGTTCTGGCAGTATCAGACAAAGCAGTGTCTTCAATGGTGTCGCAGGTTTCATCAAAGCTGAATCCTGTGACTTCAGCAACTACGTTTGAACCGATTTTGACCAGACCTTCTGATCCTTTATGTGTAGCCATGGGTTTACTCCTTTTCTGCTACTGTTTTTAAATCATCCTTCTTGGATGATTTTTTGGATTTGCCCGTTGGGGCAGTTAATGACCAGCCCTTCCGTTCCATTTCTGAAATCTTGGTTGGGTGGACATCAATCGGTGAAGTTCCTTCATAATACATTAAAGCCATTTTGTTCCTTTACATGGTAGTGAATCGGGTGAATGCACCCTTCTTGATCAAAACTTCTTTAAAGTGTTTTGCAAATTCCTTCTTCATGACCTTCCTGGTTTTTGCCCTGATCACTTGCCCAAAATTATAGGTTTTGAAATATTTTGTGTCATCCTTGAAGGCAACCAGCATGGCAATGTTTTTTCTTCCACCCCTTCCCATTCTTTTAAAAATTCCATAACCCCCAGGATGCTTTGCCCCCCTTGGTGGACCTACAAAATATTTTTTGTCATCGGATAAGAATTTGCTTATATCGTTTCTTTTAATATTGCCAAATTTATTGGGCCTGTAATTTTTCAACACTGGAACTGCAATCACTTTTTTTTGTGGTATTCTGATTCCCCCTGTGTTCAATCTAGACATATATTCTGCAGGAAGAATCCCTGCTCCTGCCTTTTTTTTGCCAAAGGTTTGGGAAACATAACCAACCTTACTTTCAAGTTTGTTTTTGTCAGTCTTTTCAACCTGAATTCCTGAAAGTGTGTAGGGTGTTGGGTTTTCCACTTGCTTTGGCAGATTCTTTTTCAATTCCCTTTGTGCTTCAAATGCAATTCCGTTCAGTGTGTTTCTGTAAATACTTGGAAGATGCTTTCTTTGAAAAGTTCTTAAATATTTGCTGAATCCAGCAAAGTCTGCAGTTACATCAAGATTCATCTCGCAACATCTGGGCTTTGTGCATCTGTATAATAATCAACTGTGAAAACCATAGTTGCATATCCAACTGGCTTGGCCCCTTCACTTGAATAAGTGATTTCAGTCGAAGCAATAAATAAATCCTTTGCCAATCCATTGACTGTCCTATCTGATGCCAATGCTGTTTCTACTTCCTTGCAGATTTCATCGATGGTTCCATCAAAATCAGAATTGCTTTCACAATAAGCCTGGACCACCACATTTAAGACCCTTTCAAGCAATCGGTTTGGTCCAATTCTGATGGGTTCTGATTCTTCAGAAATGGTGTAAACCAACAATCCAGGAAGTTCACTTGATTCCAGGGGATAAATTCTGGATTCAAAAACTCTTGAACCAGTTGATGCCAAGCCAGTGACATTGGTGACAATTCTGGATCTGATTTGTTCCCGTACATGGTCAGCCATCTTTACTGTTCCTGAAGTTGAATTTCAGTCACCCCTGTTCCATCTGGCCTGATGACCTTGGCCTTGTATGTGGTGGACCCAATCAAAAAAGAATCATCAATTGCAACTGAAGAAACATCACTGGTTCTGCAAGTGATCACTGGCAGGGTAGAAGAAACCCCAGTTTCACCTTCATCAATCATCAGATATTCGTTGTTGAATATCACATTGATGCTGGTTCCTGACCCACCTGATGGGGTGTAAGTCACTGCAGTTCCATGGGTGTCAGTGTCAAAAAAGGATGCCAGATCACTGGCAGTTTCCAGGGTCATTTCTTTGCTTTTTTGGGTGCTTCTTTGGTTTCTTCTGCAACACCTGTTCTGATCAGTTCTGATCCTTTTTCTTCTGTGACATCGATGACTTCACCAACCTTCCTGAATGCCCCGTCAGCATTCACCATCTTTAACATTTTAACTTTCATATATTCCTTTAAGCAGGGAACCCCGAAGGGTTCCCAGATTTAATGATTATGGATTAACTGAGCAACTGAATGACTTGGGTGTTCTGACTGCAAAATCTACCAGATACAGTCCAACAATCCTGGTTGCACCAGTTGAAGAATTTGTGAACGGGTCAATTTTCAAATCTAATCCGTTGCCCCAACTGCCCATGACAAGTGCGCTGAAGTCCCCAAAGGTCAGAAGGCTTTTGCCAGCTTCCACGTTATTTTCAGAAACGTAATAAGGATAGGTCATCAATCGATGTTCCCCATTCATTCCAACTGTATCATCAAGAATTGGTCTGTCAGATCCAGTTCCATTTCTGAAAGCCTTCATCATGTTTGCTGTGATTGTGGATGCACCCACCCAGTTCAGATTTCCCCTCAAAGCATTGTTTGAAGCAAGACCTGTCCAGATGTCTACAACATCACCCCAATCTGGGGCATTGGCCCCAGCAATGGTGACCCCACCAACACCAGTTGTGTTATAAACACCTATTGGGGTGTTGGATGTTCCGTTGCCTGTCAAACCCTTCAATTCAATCTGACTTGCCAAAGTCATGGCAATGTCATTTCTCACAAAGGCTTCAACATCAATGCTTGATTGCTTCATCAGGTTAGCACTGATGTCAGTCATGGCACCTACTTGCAACCCGTTCAGGCTTCTGGAAATAAAGGTCTGATCGGATTCAGTCACTGCCCCGTTTTCTGCTACCCAGTAAGCCTGGGAACCAGCATCAGAACCAGGAATGGAAACCTTCCCATTCAATCCGTTCAGTTCTGTTACACCAACCTTGCTGAAAACCATGTTGGCTCTAAGAACATCAATGAAGCTGTCAGCAAGAACATCAGTCTGAACTGTGAAACCACCAGCAGTGTTGGTTCCCACTGTCAGATCACGTTGCTGATCCTGATAGCTTTGCCCATGGATGACATCGGCTGGAACCCAGGCACCCTGGGGATCAATTCCATTCTTGTCAGCCTGTGCCCTGGATGCTTCAAATTCAAAGCTGGCATCCTCCTGAAGTTTGCGGTCATGAGGATTTGCCATTGCCCTGATCAGCTTCATCCAGGAAAAACTTCTGGTTTCCTTTTGGGTCAAGCCAATGGCATGAACTTTTTCAGGATTCTTATAGTTTTTGATCTTTTCCAGGATCGCACTTTGGAATTCTGGAACTGTCCTGCCATCCACTATATATTCCCTGGCAAGGTCTGATTCATTATGTTCAGACCCATAGGACTCAATTTCTGAAATCCTTTTTAATTCTGCTTTTTGTACTGCTTCCCTGATCTTTGATTCGTCAACCTGGGGAACAGATTCTTGAACAATTTGGGTTTCCATTTTGGAAGTCCTTTCAATAATTTCAGTTTTAAAATTTTGTTCTTCAGACCTTCCCACGATTGCCATTGAATCTGCCCCTGTTGGAACAATAGAAATTTCAAATGGTTCCCATGAAACTGCCCGATAAGTCAATTTTTCGTCATCTTCTTTTTCCATTTTGTGGATTCTGTAACCCACTGAAACCTGTGACCTGATCCCATCAATCACATCATTGAAAACTTCAGTGCTTAGTCTTCCCCTGCCAAAGCGAAGCAAAGCCCTTCCTTTTCTGTCTGCATCGATGGTGGCACGTTCTACAACCCCCAATTGATCAGACATATTATGGTTCAACAAAACAGGTGCCCTTTTCTGAAGTCTGTCCATCCGAACCGAACCCCTGTTATGGTCTAAGATTTCAACCCCAAAATTTCGGTCAACTGGGGTTTCTGTGGAAAAAATCACACTTACTGTTCTGTTCTGTTCATCTATTGCAGACCGATCCAGATCAAAGATCCTGGAAAGTTGGCCTGTTTCAATCATCCTTTCGTCTTCATCATGGTAGGGTCTTTCTTCTTCCTTCCCTGGTCTTTCAGATATTTCCATTTCTTCTGAAGATTCTTCCATTTCCATTTCTTCATCATCATGGTGCTTGGCAAAGCTGATGATGACTTCATCATCTGTTTCCTGAATATCATTGATATGCCGTTCCTGGTCATCGTATCTAAGTTCAGGCCAATCTTGTTTCTGTTCCTGTTCCATGGATCTTTCCTTTGTGCTTAGTGGGTGATCTTTTGGCAATAAATCAGTGTCATGGGGTTTGTTTTTAAACTTAAAAGTGACCAATCCCCTTATGAAAGAATTTAATCTTGCAAGACCCCACTGTTCTGCAGAAACCACTGTGGGTCTGACAGAAGAAGGCTGGGTCTTATAAGCCCCAATTCCCCTTTCCACCACCTTGACCATGGTGGACATCGGAACTGATCTTTTAGGGTCATCCTTGTATTTTTCCTGATGGGCTTTGTGCTTGTTTTCAACCGCCTTCTGGGTTGCATCATTCAGTTCAATCTGTCTGATGTCTGGTTCATCAATCTTTGAAAGTCTCGAAAGGTTCATTCCTAAAACCCTGTCAGTTTCCATATAGGTTCCATC